ACTTTCAACTCCAAAGTAGCCGCCAAATCTCAGTACCAACGTAGCTCTGCTTCTGCCAAAATCGAAAAGGCAAAACAAGCGCAGCGTGAGAGAAATAAAAAGGAAGCTAAGAATTATTCCAAGAAGAAGAATCAATCTTCTAATCAATCTTCGAATCGTTCCAAGCGTAATCCTGCTTATGTTCATCAATCGTTGTTGGAAAAGATTTATCCAAAGGGCATTCTTGATCAAGCGAAAAACACGCTAGTCAGTATGCAAGTCGAAGAGAACATTTCAGATGTTTTCAACATGCTAGAGAATCTAGGATTACTAGCATTTTTACTTCCCAAATGCAACTCGAAAGCTGAAGTTGCAGCCCAACTTGCTCTTGGCCTAAAAACCATGAGAAAAGGTTCTATTATTGAATCAGTCTTAAGTCAGGCTCCCACACTCGCGTGGTTGAAGACTACTTTTGGCTATAACATTTTTGAGCCCCAAGCTGGAGAAGCCGACAAACAAGATTGGCTTTCGTTTTTGCCCAATTTACGTGAAAATTGGGAAACCGTGCGTTCTGCGCCTTGTTTCGAGAAAATCTCTAATCTTATCTCATTAGCCGCTTCTATTGGCTTATGTAGTGTGACGAGTTTGACTTGGAATGTTAAAGGTGTAGAACTTTTCAGAGCAGGTAGTGTCCGTAAACACGCTTCTGCTATTGATTTCATGGGCGCCATGCTCGATACTATCGTTACTTTCATTGAAGGTGGATACGAATGTTTCAAGCAAGGTTCTCTGGCACCTCTCTTATTCACGACCGATGCTGGTCGAGAATTTGATGATATCTATTTCACTCTTATTGAATTGCACGAGCACGCTATGGTTTTTAACCTGTGTGCTAACCCCATCAATTATAAGGGTGTTTATCGTCCCATTAATGATCTAGAATATGGATCTATGCTCGAAGAGGCTATCGAAATGGCTGAGAATGCTTATCGTTCTGCAAAAGGAACGTGGCAATCTGGCGTTTTAGAAAAACGTCTCACCACTTTGCGAGTAAATCGTGCGGCTTATTCAGCCAAGCGAATTGATGGAACTCTCCGATATTCCCCATTCACTGTATACGTTTTCGGTGATACGGGAGTAGGTAAGTCTACTGTCGCACAATTGTTGATGTCTGACTGTTTGAGTATTGCGGGTGCAGACCCGGATCCCAAGCATACAGCAATCATTAAGGAATCTGACAAATTTGACTCCACCTTAAAAGGAGACACTCAAGGAATTTATTTTGACGATATGGGCAATACTAAAGCCGAATTTCTTGAAAAATCACCAGTTGAACGTATGATTGATATTAACAACAATATGATCACTTATGCGAACAAGGCCGACCTTCATGAGAAAGGAAAGGTCGAAATTCGCCCTTGCGTTTTTATGGTGACTAGCAATGCTCCAC